TCTTCAACGCTGTCAGCGCTTTTCAAGATGTTTTCGCGGATCGCGCACTTGGCAGTGATGTGATTTATTGCGGCCTGGAGCGCTTCTTTTGAAAGCTGCTCACAGTTATCCTCGTGAAACACACGCACTCCGTCACTGTCTTTTTTGGCTGGTGTTTTTCTGGCGTACACAATCGTCTGCATTAACCCAGTGCCGAAGTGGTATCCAGCGACCTGACAGATATGTGACCAGTCTGGTTTGGCTGGCAGTGATGCTGACCTGATGCCTGACTTAGTGTCAGCAACGCTAGACCATTTGGTTTTAAGTTCTATGCGCTTAGAGAAGTCTGGAAAGCCGCTGTACGGCAATTCTAGCCCCGGCAGATTAGCAAATATCTCGCTCTCACCCTCAACACGATTCAATCCATAGTAAGCGTGCGCTTGCTTGATGCCCTCTATAGCGTTGATCAAAACGTCTGCAAACTCCGCGCGAACAACAGCAAGTTGACGCTCATCCTTACCGCCATCCCAAGTTCGTGGCTCGTACTGGTCAAGCACACTCATACCGTGTCTGACAGCTTCATCTATAGATGCGCCATCAATAAGCACCATTACACCACAATCCTGTACAGTCCTGCCCCCAGCCATCTTTGCGTTGTCGTCCATGTAAAGGCGAACAACCTTCCAGGCTTCACCCTTGTCGCCAGCAATCTCGCCTCTGATAATCTTCCAGGCAATATCTACCTTTTTGCGTACCACGCACTTTTGGAACATGGTAACGCAGATGGGCCGTGATGGGTTTGAGTGATGATAGTAATTCTTATCAATCGCCCAGCTTTTGCTTTTAGGTAACTCCATAACAATCCTTTGGTGTTTAATTTTCAATCACTGGTTGATTACCAATGATTTTTATCGTCGCTTTGGCGCTGCCTATCAATCCAGAAAACCAAGGGTCAAAACCACCAACCGCGCCCATATCAATGTAATATTGTGCGCGACTACGAAGTTCCGCCAAGTCTGTGTTTTCTTCAGTGCTAATCCAATAGTGTTGCTTAGTTTCTTTAAGAATTGCCGGGGCTTCACAACCACAATCAACATGATCTTGATAATAAACTTTTGGAATTCGGTATGCGTCAATCATAATGCAGCCTCGCCTGTTTTCAAAACTAACCATATAATAGTTTGTCGGAAACCGTCAACCTTTTTTACGTTTGTCTTTTTCCGATAAATTGATTACGGTTGTCAAGAGGTGAAAAATGAAGCTGAATGATTATCGTGAAAAAGAAGGTTTAACCTACACAGAATTAGCCAGGCAGATTGGCGCTGCACATGCGTCCACTGTGCGCCGCTGGTGCTTGCCGCCAGGCGACGAAAACCGGCTGATTCCGAATCTAGAGTATATGGCTAAGATTGTATTGATGACAGATAAACAAGTCGAACCAAACGATTTTTATTATGACTGAAGATGAGTTACAGACATATGTGGTGCATTGGATGCAAGTATCGTTGCCACTTGGTAGCGTTTGGCATCACAGCCCGAACGAAGGCAACCGGCACGTAAGTTATAAGCTGCGGCTCAAAAAACTGGGCATGGCGGCAGGTTGGCCCGACCTTGAGATATTTGTGCCATCCAACGGCTGGCACAATCCTGCTGACCAAGGCCCGATAATGATTGAGTTAAAGCGCCCAAAGGGCGGTAGCCTGACAGCAAATCAAAAAGAGATTCAAGAGCGCTTGCGTTGTTGCGGCGTTTACTGCGTGACAGCAAAGCGCTTGGGCCATGTTGAGGCGTATCTCAAGCCCTTGGTCAAGCTGCGCGGCACTACGCAAGCAGATATTATTCGACAGATGTGTGAGGCAGAGGGTGGGTGACGGTTGCGGTTATAGAAACAGCTACACGCGCTGTAAGGATGGCTGGATATATGAGCCAGACGGATTCGGCTGCGTGCAGTCAGCGTTGTGTCCAGTTTGTGATGGGGAAGGGGTGGTGCGATGCCAAAAGACTTTGAACGATCAGATAGGTTTGGACACCGCTGGAACAGCCCACAAGAGGACAGGCACTGCCTTAAATGCAGGCGGCATTTTAAGTCCTGGGGCAAGCAGAACCGCATCTGTGAGGACTGCAAAAAGACCGACAGCTACGTCAGTGGTGCCATCACTGGCGAATACAGAGTGATTGATAAATGAACCGTCTTAATCCTGGCATGAAGTTAATCGGTTTCAATGACCGTGGTGATCGTGAAAAAGACGATTTCTATGCCACGCCGCCAGAAGCTACACACTCATTATTGGCTGTTGAACAGTTTGACGGCGGGATTTATGAGCCATGCTGTGGCCAGGGGCATATTTCTAAAGTGCTTGAGGATGCAGGCTATCAGGTTGAAAGCACAGATTTGGTTGATCGAGGTTATGGGACACCGCGCGTTGATTTCCTGATGGAATCTGGACTGCGTGACAACATCGTGACCAACCCACCATATGGCAAGTTGGCCCTGCAATTTGCTGCCCATGCCAACGCACTAACCCGGCGCAAGGTTGCCATGCTGTTGAAGTTGCAATTTCTTGAGGGCGTAGAACGGCGTCAGTTTTTTTCTCACACTCCACCAGCTACAGTTTATGTGTTCTCCAATAGGCAAAGCCTGATGAAGAACGGCGAAAGTTTTGCTGGTGGGATGATGGCGCTGGCCTGGTTTGTCTGGAACAAGGCTTACACCGGGCCAACAGTAGTGAGGTGGCTATGAGCCGCAAGGCAGCGCTGATAGAGGCTGACAGAGAGATCAGCCGCCTGATCGGGCTTGGTTGCGGCCTGTTCTACATAGCAGAGGCGTATGGCGTGCCAGTGCGCCGTCTAGGCCATGATGGGCTACTAGCGATGGATCACAATTACCAGGCGCTGCCAGATTATTTAAAAGGCAGTCCTGGCGTGCTGACGCTGGATTATCTGCGACACGCATTGGCGTACAAGATTATGGGGATATGGGTGAATGAGAGGGAAGAAGAAGGTGCCAAGACCAACCGCCACAGGATCAGAGCCGTGCGTTATATGCGGCGCAGAACACTCGCTGCACATGGGAACGTGGATTATCACAGGAAACGATCAGTTGCTGTGCGCTAACGATTCGTGCTGGCGCGAGGCTGTGAAGCGTGAAATTGAAAATTCAGAAACACTAGTAAGTACTAGTATTAATACTAGTATTGCGGAGGGCGCTAACAAAACCTGAATCTCTTTTAAAACAACACTTGATAGTAGTTACTAGGGAGCATTGCTATGAATGATAAAAAAATTATACAGCCAGTCGAAAATCCGTCAACAGAAAATTTACGTTCACTGCAAATACAACAACTTGTGGCCGACGTGGCAAAGCGAACGAATCACCGTTATAGGCACGTTGTCGATAAAAAGCGCAATGATAGCTGGGCTTACCGGCAGGACAAGGTCTGGCAGAAAATGCAGCAACGCTGGTCTGTAGAGGCGTTCAAGGATGCCAGAAAGTCGTTCTGGCAAATGCACATATTTCAACAGCATGCTTTCATTGAGCGCATGGAGAAACATTTTGCAGACGGTTGATGCCTTGCATAGTTTGTTTTTAGAAGCTGCCGAGACAGACAGGCGATTACCGCCAGCTATTCGCAAGCAGAAGATGGCTGCCTGGCCTGATGTTATAAATGACTGGCACGGTTATGGCTGGACACAGATCGGCGAGACAGTGTTGCGGCCAACATCAAAGCAGATTAGTGACTACGACAAAGCGCTGGAGTTGACTGTCTCGATGCCAGAAGCAGATCGCAAGCTGGTTTGGGCTGTTGCACACAGTGCTGCGTTCAAGGCCAGAGGTGCGCCGTGGACACGCCTGGCTAGGATGTTGCAGTTAGGGACTGATGGAAGGGTCGTGAAAAGGCGGTATATGGATGCGCTTATTCGGTTGCATTACCATGTGTCAGACTAGGTCAAACCATGTGTCACAGTGGCACACTAACCCTTAATAACCCTTACTAGTAAAAAAGCTGTTGCGAACGGTACGAAATCTGGTACTGTTTCGATAACCTAGCGCAACATATGGTTGCGGTAGGTTGCAGCTAAACTCCAATGAGGTTGCATAAAGGCAGAGGGTTTTTTTGAAACATTTTCCCTCTGTCTTTTTTTATGAGGATTATTATGCGGAAGTATCAGCCATCGAGCGTTGACTGGCCTGCGATTAGAGAGCGCATAGAGGCTGGTGAGGGCTTCACCAGTGTGGCAAGGGACTATGATATTACTAGGCAGGCGATACAGAACCGTTGCAAGCGTGAGGCGTGGATAGAGCATAAGCCAGCTACTACAGCGATCAGACGTAGGTTGCACAAGCGCAACAAAGCGCAACCAGTTGCAGTGCAACAAGATGAAACACCGCAACCTGACACTGGTGGCAAGTTAAGCGCAGTAATGTTAGCGCGTGAGGATAAGCAGAGCGCATCCCTTGAATTACTTGCAGAAGGCTTGCCGAGGAAGCATGTAGCGCAAGCAGTGGGGATTGGCGAGGCCACGCTGCTACGGTGGATTAATGATGATGAACTATTTGGAGCGGATGTACGCGCGGCAGAAAGCGCGGCTGTGCTTCACAGATTGCGTCGAATCGAGGGTCATGGCAAGCGCGATTGGCGTGCTGATAGCTGGTTTCTTGAACGAACTCAAAGGGATACGTTCGGCTCTGACGCTGGCAAAGGCGGCGGCGTAGCGGTGCAAATCAACATCCAGCGCAATGTTTCTGACGCGACAGAGGCTGTCGTAATTGATGGCAAATCCTAGTCCGAAAGCGACAAATATGAGGGTGCTGCTAGTCATATCTGCTAAGTGCCTGTAATCATTAGATCGTGTTCGCGCAGAATGCACATTATGCGACAAACTCAATAATTATGGCCCCCAGGCCATGACCCCCAGCCCCGGCCTCGGCGCGAAGGCGAAGGCGTTATACAAACACCCGCGTGCGTAACAATTGAAACCATTACAGATTGCATCTAGCGGTTCTCGCTAATTCTAGACGCAGGCGAGATTAAATTGAGCCTTGGCGTGTTTGCGCTGTGGCTTGTCACACTGGGACGCTTTAGCAGCCCGGCTACCAGAGTGAGGGCGATAACTGCCCAGCCGCTATTTGCATAAACTATTAGGAGTTCAGGTTGCACCTCGGTCCACGCATTACCGACATAGCGCCATTTGATGGCAGCGACAGGCGCGAGTTCATAGATGGCCCTGGCGCAGATATGCTTTCCAGAGACAAGCGTTATTGCACGCAGCAGAACATTGATGAGATTGTTTCAAAGTGCGGTGAGATGCCTTTAGGGAGCGTGTGGGTGAACTATATGAACCGTTTTGCCCATCTTGGCTTTACTAATGAGCATTACTGCCTGATGCGTGCTGTTGGCTGGGTCTGGCGTAAAGATAACATCAGTGAGTATCGCAAGATGATGAAATATCGGCCTCACTGGGATGAGTGGAGTCCACCAAGGGTTGTTCGTGAGCCTTCTTTCAAGAATAGCGAGGCTGCGTTGCGCTTTATGGAGCAGCATTTCGGCAGGGCGGCAGAGTAATGGCAGAACAGCCTCAAGGATTTGCGCGGCGCATGATGGCGCAGAAGCTGATGACTGACGCGCGCAATACGCCTGGCAGCGATAGTCCGTTCTTTGCTGGACGTATCAGGCCGTCTATGGCTGATATAGAGCAGCCCACGCAGGCGTCTGACTATGTTGGCCTGTTCGATGGCCTTGGTGATGCCTTGATGGGTGACACAGACGTTCAAAGCAGCATTTTGTTGCCGTTAGGCCGCACACCAGAGGGCGAGATTGTCCCGGCGTTCCCACAGATGGTGCAGGGCATTGCGCAGGGCGTCAGGGGCGTAGGGCAGACTGTTGGCCGGGCTATGCAAGGCGATCCACGCTATGTGCCTGTTGATGGCAAGCTGCCTGATAGCGTGATTGATGAGATCAACAACTTTGGCCTGACTGTAGGCGGCCTTGGTGTTACCGGCGCTAATTTGCTAAAGGGGTCCATTCCTGAAGGCGCTATTGGTATTTTCGCTGGCCAGCGTGCTAGGAATTTCCCAGTTGCGACCCAAGCGCGAGAAAAAAGCCAAGAAATTTTGCAGGAACAGAACCGCCTCATGGGCGAGTATGAGTATGTTTCACAAGAACTAACCAAGGGCCGGATGCAGCTTGGAGATGATGCTACTGATCAATTAGCGCAACGTAAAAATCAACTGATGGACCAAATGCAGGCCAACACCTCCCAGCTTGGCAAGTTAGAGGATGAGGGGCTAACTGAATTAGAAAAGCGTTTTGCTGCAACAGACGAAAAATCATTTTTTCGACAGACAGACTTAGAGTTTGATAAGGGTTTGTTCAAGCTGCCTGACAATCAATTCAGGTTTGAGATTGATGACCGGCCTGCAACTATCAAACTTGATTTGGATGATGACGCTGACGCTTTGTTCAATGAAATTACTGGCGATGCGCTTGAGCGCGTTCTGCCAAGGACTGACATGGGTGTTACAAAGCCCCTCAGTGAGTTTTTAGACCATGACGAGCTTTTCGATGCGTACCCACAGTTAAAAGATTATCCTGTTAAAATAAAATTTGATACGAGTGAAGGCGCTAGGGGTTCATTTAACCCAAGGACAAAGCAAATTATGGTGAATCTTGCCGATATGCGCCCCTTGATGCCAGGGGCTGCAACAACCGGCAAAACACTTAAAAAAGTAATAAAATCAACTTTAGTTCATGAAATTCAGCACGCGGTACAAGAAATTGAGGGCTTTGCACGCGGGTCTAACCCGCGAGTGGGCAACGCTGATGTTGCTGTTGTGCAAGCTGTTAGAAGTAAGCAAGATTTGATACTGGCTAATCAGGCCGGTCATAACACATACAACCTAGCCAGAGCCGATTTGGTTAATTTAGGCGGTGCAGAACGCATAGCGTATTATGAGCAAAAATCTTTGCTTGATAGCCACCAACCGCGTTTGTTGTTTAATCAATCAAACTGGTACAAATATGGCGATGAAATAAGGCGCGAATTGTTTGATGAACTTGGTTACATATACAACAAGCGCAAAAGCCCAAAACGTGAATTATGGATATCGGCAGCATTTGCAAAACTAGCTCAAAAAGAGCGCGATGCAATGCCAGCCTCTGCACGCTTGGCAGACAGTCTCAGTTTGAAGGAAATTAAAAGCCAATATGGGAAGGCGCGGCGTCTAGCGGATAAAAACTACGATGCTTTTGCAAAATATCGCAACGCCAGAACAAGTTTAGATCAGATTGAGAGCAGCGGCAGATATTCGGGCAACAATCCTGATAGAGCGATGAATATATATCTCGATTCTCTTGGCGAAGTAGAGCCAAGAATGGTCCAAGCCAGAGCCGAGCCATTCAGCAATCGCACGCTGTTCCCGCCTGCTCAAGCAGATGAAGGGTTAATGGATAACCCGCCACCATTTGGTTTGGAAAACACTTTGCGGCAACAAGGCGGGTTTTTTAAGGACTGATGGCCCAGAAAACAATAGTGCTGGATTACGAGCCGCAGCCTAAACAGGCGCTGCTCCATAAATGCCACGCCAAACAGATATTGTTTGGCGGCGCTGCTGGCGGCGGCAAGTCACATTCAGGACGGTGGGACGTTATAGGCTTTTGCCTGGA